CTCACCCTAGAATGGAAGTTCTAGAGCTTTGTGATGTGGTTTTGTGTGACTCCCATACCAGAGATGGCTCTGGAGTCTTACACGAGAAATATAAAGATATAGATATAAAAATTATAGAGATCAAAAAAAGATGTAGCAAACGATTGACAACCAAAAAACTAGTCGACGTGATAGATGATAATATGTTATCACCTACACGTGGTACAGTTATCGGAAAGAAAATGGTTATTACCAAGCCTAATTTAAAACACATTATAATACCAAATACTGAGTTTTCACACAGTTGTATGGATAAATTTAATGATGTTTATCTCGAAAGAGGGACATATTTAGATAGAGAAATTTACATATTTCTAGAACCAGTTCTACAAGATTTAACTTTTACGTTATCTTATGTACGATCTACTCTAGAAGTACTTTTCCATCAATTATTTGACGAAATAAAGAAAATACCTGTGAAGCATTTTATAACTTTTATGTTAGATGTTCACAGTTTTAATAAATATAACTTCGTTAAGTTTGCTAAATATTGTACAGCTTGGCCTATGGCTAAATTCCTTAAGAATGATTTACCTAAGGAACCTGAAGGTTTCTCGGAGCTAAAACTTAAACCTTTAATATTTAAAGGAAAGATCTATCAAATTTTGAAAAACAGGCTTATGGGGGGAGGAAGAGATTCTTCCCTTGGGTACTGTACCAAGGTTAATAAGAAAAACCTTACATTATGGTGTTCATACCTTTATGGTATTAAAAGGGGTTGTGCGAAAGTGCCGGAAGATTATGTTTATGATGCTTATCTTGAGCATGCAAAGACTATGAAACGACTACCCTTTAGTATCTTATCAGGGGATGAACTTGACAAGTTCGAGGAACGATTTGATCAGTATGCTGATAGATTTGTTTGTAAATTCAAAGGACCTTCTCCTAAGTTGTTCGAACCTAGCACTTCTGCTGGCTTTGAAGCAGGCTTTGCAGAGGGAGGTCAAAGAAATGTAGTACGTGAGTCGTTTAAAGACAACCACGGTACTTGGCATATCCTGGCTAATCTTGGCAAGGAAATTGACAAGCTGCATTTTAGAATTCATACAGAAGATCTTGTTGTAATGAAGGAGAGGGAACCCGGTGAAGTTTTTAAATTTTATGGGGTCGACGTTCCTACTTTTAAATCAGCTATGCAGATGTATACGGCTGGGAATGACATACAAAGCCCACTGAGAGCTATGACTTACGCTATTGCCGAGCCCTTAAAGGTTCGAATGATTACGAAAGGTGAACCCCTTCCTTACTGGATATGTAAATTTTTCCAGAAGGGTTTATGGGATTATTTAAGAAAATATGAGATGTTTCTTTTAATTGGAGAAAAACTTCAACTAAGACATCTTACTAGTATGGTTGATAAGGCTAATTTTATTGGTCTTAAATTTGATTCTTTTGTTAGTGGAGATTACTCTGCTGCAACTGATAAACTCAATATCAATTTTACTAAAATATGTTTCGAAGCCTTCCTATGTAAGACTAACTATTCTGAAGAACTAAAAGTTCTTTTGAGATCAGTGTTATATGAGCATGAAATTCATTACCCACCAGGACATTCTAAAGAAGGTTTTGTTATGCAAAGGAATGGCCAGCTTATGGGCTCGCCACTTTCTTTTCCTATTCTATGTATGTGTAATATGATATGTTATCATATGTCACTTGAAACATATCTAGGAAGAAAAGTTAATTTTGCGGATCTACCTGTCCTAATCAATGGAGACGATATATTGTTTCCATCAAATCCCGAACTATACGCCATTTGGCGTGATAATGTTGCTACAGTAGGCTTCGAATTATCAGTAGGAAAGAATTATGTACATTCTAATGTTTTAACAGTTAATTCTGAATGTTTTGTTTACCATTATGGTTCAAACGTATTTACTAAGATGAAATTCTTAAATTGTGGTCTTTTGACCGGACAGTCTAAGAAAGGAGGCTCTGCCTCTGATAGATCAGATCAAACTATAGATTCAATCTATAACGAACTTATCGCCAATTCTCCTAATAAATTACGTTCTCATAAAAGATTTTTGTTTTATTTTAAAGAAATTATCTCTAAATATACAAAAACTGGTACTTCCTATCTTAACTTGTTTATAGATAGAAACCTAGGTGGTTTAGGCTTTGTTAACGAAGATGTCGAGGTTACGTTTACCAAGACTCAACGTTTATTAGCTGGATACCTAGAACATGACATAAAGGAAAAACTTAAATCTAATTCGACTAAATTTAGTCGTTTTAAAGTTATTAAGGATGTATATTCTAGTACACCTCTTTCGAAATCGTACCAGAAGGTTATTTTAAAATCAAAATACCAACCACTTAACATAGGCGACCTTAAGTATTCTTCACCTAGTCCCTTATATAAAGGTATTCTTCTTCAACAAAACTTTACAAAAGATATGTTTGATGATGGATCCGGGTCTACAAAGAATTATAAATTAGTTTTACCTAATATACCGTATGGAAAACTTAAGGCCAAATGTAATATCTTAAATATCTATCCTATCTCCTCAGACAGTCGAATCTCGAACTGGCCTATGGAGTTAATTCAAACCAAAAATCATGAACTTTCATATGATATTTCATATCAGAATGCACTCGACGGAAACACAAATTAGTGGTTCCGTCATGAGCGTTAGAAAGTAATCATGGGCGTGAAGGGAACAAATAATAATAAGACAAACAAATCTAACAATAATAATAACAAGGGGAATAAGAAACCAAAAAGACAAAAAGAGTCAAATTTTGGTGCTCCTGAGAAAGTATATAATGTTTTGAGTACACCAGGTGCTGGGGGAAGTGCTAGTCGTCAATATCGACAGGCTCTCTTGGAACCGTTCTCAGACGCCGCTGTTGGATGTAGGTTACCAGATCAATATTTCTGTCCTACAGTCACATATGCCGTCAGAGAATTTTTGACACTTAAAGTAGACAGCTCCGGTAACTTTGATGTAGTTATTTGTCCAAGCCCTATCTTTTGTGCTTGGTCGTCTCGCGGAAGTATAGCGAATGGCCAACAAATGATTATGAAGGACAATGCCACATATTTAGCTGCTATGTATAAGAATGCACCTTCTGCTCTTGCTAACAAGTTGTCAGCATACCGTGTAGTCTCTTGGGGCGTTAGAATACGCCAAACTCAAAGTATTAATGTAACTCAAGGAACACTAACATGTGCTCTTTTCGTACCTAAAGACGGGCTTTTACATCCCGCCCAAGGTGGAGCTGATGGACCAATTGGTAATCAGTTCTCTTCTGGTGTTAGTTATTCTGGAAATACACTTTCTAATTACATAACAGATGCAGGTCTTCCTAAAACTTCAACCGGTCTAGTAGACATCGGTTCTTTAGTTGACTTTCCTTATCATATGCGTTCGTCATGTGTGAATGCTGCTGAAAACACTTATGAGATCTCTCCTAAGCTTTGTTCTGCTGCGGCTACCGCATTTCGTGATACCGATGATTCGGTCTTTGGCTCTGATGTTACAGGACAAGCCTCTACTATCTATATTTCATCCGGTGACGCATCTTATCTAAAAGTAGATGGATGGACCAACATAATCATTGCTGGTTCTGGCTTAACTGCTAGTACAACTGGAGCGGTCGATGTAGAAATTGTCTATAACATTGAAGGAAACCCTTTCATATCTTCTGGTGTTGGCGTAGCTAATATAGCTGTTGCAACAGGAGTGAAATCTTTATGTGATCCCTTAGGTTCTATGTTAGCCCAAGCTGCATTAGATACTGTACCAGGCTTTAAACTATTAGGCGCTTCCGTTGGTCGGGCCATGTTTAATAAGTTTAGTGGCAGAATAATGAATAATGGCACTCAGGGTTATGTATAAATTATTTAATTTAAATAATATTGTTGGAAATCAAATGCTTAGATTGGAATATCTGAGAAAGCGGTTA